AATTCGTTGAGCACCACCCGGATGGTGCGGTCGTTGACGCCGCGCATGTCGCCGGTCATCAACTCATAGGGCAGCCCCGCACCGGCAGCTGCCGCCATCAATTGCTGGCGCATGAAGTCGGGGTAGTTGTTGCCGCCATCAGGCGGTGTCGAGAACTCAACCTCCTCCCCCGGCAGCAGTTCCTGCATCGTGCCGGGCTCCAACGCAACCATTGGCGTGAAGCCATCGCCCCCAACCTTGATAGGCGCGCCCGTCAACGGGTCGAGCATGGGCGGACCGTCAGCAGACGGCTTGCGGATGAAGCCCGCGAACAGGTTGGCCACCTCCTGACGGAACAGGACCGCATCGTCGAAGTTGTCGAGACTGCGCAGGCGCTTGAGCACTGGTGCAAGCCTGGGCACGCCACGAAGCTGGCCGGGCTCTACCGGCTCAAAGATGTGCAGCATTTGGCTGGCCGGGATACGCACCAACATGTTGTAACCGGCGTTGATGGAGGTCATGTCACTGGGGTGTGAGCGATAACACCAGTAGGCCACGCGCTTGCCGAAACCGTTGAACTCGATCCCGGCACGGATGATGTTGCCGGTGCTGGTGACCTCAAACTTGTCATGCGGTACGAACTCGGGGGCCAGGCATTGCAACTGAAAAGGCACCGCCAGGCCGTCGTCCATGCGCCTCGGGCGCAACCGCACAAAGCATTCGCCCGACTGCTCGACCGTCCGGGCGATCAAGGCTTGCTGGCCGTAGAAGTCAGTCAGCTGATCGGCATCGGATTCGTCTACCCAGTCTTCCCAGGTCTCCTGAAAAATACGACGCAGTTCCTTGTCCGCGATCCTGGGCTGCGGGGTGATGCCGGTGCCGATCAGGTTGCTGACCCTGCGATCAATGGCATTGGCCGCATACGGATCGTTGCGCACCGCCGCTCTGGAGCGAGAACGCAAATTGCGCAACGCTGGCATGATCAGGCTGTTGACGCCTGTATCAGGTGCGTCCCACGTTGCAGATCTGCGACCGTCGGCAGCGCCTTCGTAACTGGCCTTCATCCGCTCGGGCAGGACGAAGCCGGAACGCGTCAGCGTGGGGTAACGAGTAGTCACAGGCCCTTGCCCCCGTGGTAAAGACGGACAACGCGGGAGCGCGGACCGGCAGCATTGGTCAGGCTGGTGCGAATCAGATCGCGAGCCTGGATCAGCTCATCAACCGAGCGGTACTCGACCGTCCGATCTGCGTAACGCACTATCTTTTCGCCACGCCCTATCGCTGCCTCGACGGCATCAAGGTGCTTCTGGGTGTAAGCCATATCAACTTCTCTTGAGTTAGCGGAGCATGGACTTGAGTGGATGTAGATATACGGCTATCAGGCCTGTCTAGCCGTGAGCTTCGTCCCAGCTCCTTGCGAGCATGTGGTTGTAGAACACCTTCATTTCCCAAACATCTCCATTAGCTAGGCTTTTTTTGGCCCGTTCATATTGCTTAGCCAAACGAGCCCATCCCCAACATCCGGACTGGGCATAAAGAGCGTTGAGATGAAAACCAACAGTTTCGCCATCGCCCTCTGAGTGAGACCGCCACTCACCCATAAGAAGCATTTCGCTCAGGTGTTGCTCTGTGATCGAAGCACCGCACCCTGAGCCTGAGCACTGGTAATGCACTGACTGGAAGTCCGACGAATACTGCAGGCGCTCCCATTCCAACGTTTGCATATGTCTGCAATGGGGACAGGGCAAGTAGTAATGACGTTGATCACTCACCAGGAACAAACTTTCAATGCGAGATGCTGACTGCCTAGTTGGAGTTCCAGAGAAATAGAACTTGGGCTTCCGTATCGATGTTTCGTGGCAACGCTCTGCCGCTTCAATCAGGTCGATCCCTTGGTCAAAACCAACGGGCCAGAAGTCAATGTTGTCACCGCAGATGTAATCAGCAGCAAGCGACTGGCAGGTTAACGAGGCCGCTGCCAGTACTCGAAGCGTTCCGCCCTCGAAAGACCTGCTATAAAAGTCTCTCTCCGTAGTCGTCAATCGACCGCGAAGAGTGGGGGTGGCTTTAAAATCCTTATCGATTCGGAAATTTAGTCGTAGTGCGAGCTGAGGTGTCGGAAGCAGGGCCAGTATGTTTGCTGGTGATGAATGAACCATCGAACCTATCCAATTGATGGCGACCTGAGTCTTCATAAGCTGCGAGGCAGCCATGACAACTACACGCTTGCAAGGGTGTGACTGTGAAAGACAGCGCATTGGCCCTTTCGCAAAGGGTGTTCTCTGAAGTAGGTATGGGCTTGGACAATGGTTATAAGGGTCTTGCGAAACCCACATGTGTTCGGAAGCCCACTCATCGACATAAACCATCTTAACGCCTCTTCAAATAGCCGCTGGTAGAAGCACGGCGTTGCGGGGGTTGCGGGGCCGGACGAGCCGGTGCTTGAACGGCAGCAGCCACAGGCTGGGGTCGGGGTTCCGGCTTCGGCTCAGGTTTGGCCTCGACACTCAGACGCTCGGCCACAGGGGCTTTTGCGTGACCGGTGTCGTCGAACAGACCGGCTTGAGCCAAGGCATTTTTGAGCCTGCCCCAGTCATGTTCACCGTATCGATGCAGCCCCAGGTAATTAGCCATCGCCAAGCTGTACACCAGCAAGTCCAGCGCTTCGTTGCGCTCTGCCTTGCCCTTCACCCACTCGATGCGCTTGAAGCCTTTGACATAGCGAGTAACCTTGCGCTCGGCCACACATTGGGCGAAGAAGTCATCGGGCAAATCCTTGGCGAAGTGCAACGCGCCCGGCCCGCTTTCCAAATGGTAGCGGTTGTAAATCCAGTCCTTTGCAGTGTCGGTGCCGACCATCCACAGCTCCGCACCGTTGCGCTCGGTCTGACCTTTCCATGTGACGTCTACCAGTGAGGGCCGTTGAGCGATAACCGGTTTGCCGGGTTTGCTTGCGCCTTTGATGGCGAAGACATTGCGCCAGCGTCGAACGCGACAGAACTGATACACCTCGTGAGTGTGGTGCCCCCCTGAGTCGACACCCGTTGCCAGGATCGCCAAGCTCACGCCACACGGGTGGCGGTAGCGCTCTTTGAGCTTTTCATCCAGCACTAGCCAGGTGCGATCATCGGAGGGATCGCCCATGATCACTTGGAAGTCAACGATCCAGCGCTCCATGCCTTCGCCCCAGCCAACCACCATCATTTCCAGACGGTTGGCCTGCACGTCGACAGAGGCCGTGAGCGACAGAACACCGGCAGGCATAGAGCCCAGCACGTAGTTTTCCTGCAGGGCTCGGGCTTGCAGCACGGCTGCTTTGGTCTGCTCCTGAGCGCTGTCCCACACCTTGGCAAGACGGGTGTTGTAAAACACCTGCATCGGTTCAAGGTCGCCGCGATCCTGGGCCTTTTTGGCCTTCTCATATTGCTTGGCGAGCGTGACCCAACTCGTCCAACCGAGTGGTGCATACAGCGCATTGAGATGAAAACCGACGGTCTCTCCGTCGCCCTGGGCATGTGAGCGCCATTCGCCACGGGCGAGCATGTCCCCCTTGTGAAACTCCTCGATCAGGACATCGCAGTCAGGACCGGCGCACTGGTAATGGACGGTGCTAAAGTCCGGCGAATACAGCAGGCGCTCCCACTCCAGCGTCTGCATGTGCCCACATGTAGGGCATGGCACGTAGTAGTAGCGCTGGTCGCTGGTCGAGAACAGGTCATCGATACGCGAAGCGCCTTTAATGGTCGGCGAGCTGGAGAAGTAGAACTTGGCGTTGCGCCCGAAGGTACTGCCCCGCGTTTCGGCCAGTTCTATCGGATCACCCTCTTGATCGACATCCACGTCCCAGCGATCCACCTCATCACCGTAAACAAACCGTGCCGAAACTTCGGAAAGGTTGGCTGCAGAACCGGCCGTGGTGGCGTACAAAGATCCGCCCTCGAACTCTTTGGTGTCCATGGTATTGCGAGCGTCCCGCGAGCGCGGTGAAGCCACACGTTCGCGCAGAACGGGAGTCGCTTTGATGGTTTTGCTGATCCGCGATGACACACGCTTTGCCAGAAAGAGGCTAGGGAGCAATGCCAGAATGTTCGATGGCGACAGGTGGATCAGCGCGCCGATCCAGTTCAGCGCAATCTGGGTTTTCATCAACTGCGACGCCACCATGGTAACCACCCGCTTGCACGGGTGAGCCGGTGACAGACATCGCATTGGCTCACGCGCATAAGGCGTGCGGGCCGTCCGGTATTGGCCGGGCTCTGCTGCGCCAGTGTTACGCGGGATGCGCATGTACTCATCGGCCCATTCATCGACCCAGAGTTCCGGGTCGGGCTCAAGCCCACGGCAATACGCTTCGCGGTAAACCTCGGCACCGTCTGCATATCCAGTGGGCATAGGTTTATTTCTCGGTCATGGCATGTTCAAGGTCAGCGGTGGTCATGCGAATAGCATCCTCAAAGACGCGGCGGAATGCTCCCGTCAGGTGTTTTTCGATTTGCCACGGGTCGGTCATTGCAGCCAGCTCGGGAGCCAATTGGGGAGAGAGGCCGAACATGAGGTCGCGCACGGTACGGCCAGCGGTGAAGGCGGCTTTTGAAACCGCTTCCCGCAAAACCAGATTGCCTTGGACCTTATGAAACTCAGACTCGGCCAGCCGCCCGAGGTAGTACTCGCGATGCGCTCTGGACTTCTGAAAGTCCGGGCCTTTGCTCGGGGGCTGCACCGCAGGTGTTTCGGCGCTCGGCGAAAGCTCGCTGTAGACACCGCGATCAATACGACCTTCTTCATGGCGGGCCGCGACAGCGGCTTTGCTGGGATCAGCGGATTCGGCCAGCAGCGCTTCGGTTGCTTCCAGATCCACCTTCCCGTCCGGCGTGAGAACCAAGCGTTCCTGCTTTGCCAGTTTGGAAACGTAGGATTTGGCCCAGCCGCGCCGTGCTGCGAAGTCCGACTTGCTGATCACTGTCATGCTGAAATGTCCTGTTCACCCAATGAATATGGGGTGTTCACCTGTTCACCGCAGTTCACTAAGCTGGTGAACCGTCCGCTAACCAAATCCCGCGAGTCCGCAGCCCCGTATACCCCGAAATGCCCCAGGGTCCCCCGCCACCTGGCGGATCGGCGGGCGAACGCGCCGACCAAACCCGTCGTCCAGCGGCCAGGGCGAGGCTACTTGCTCTGGCTGCGCAGGATCTGGGCGTCGACCTGATCGGCACAGGTGTCGAGCAGCTTGATGGCCTGATCCTTCAGCTCCCAAACATCACCGTTCAAACGAAGGTCAGCCTCATCAGCATTGATGCGTTCGCAAGGGATCAGCTCAGGGGGTTCTAGCCTTACTGCTGTTGTCTTTACCAGCACCGGCTGCGGGCTTCCCGCGCAGGCCGTCAGGCAAAGGCTGAGAAGCCCAATCACGAACAGGTTTGCTGGTACGTTTGAGTTCATCAAAGTCTTTCCTCGCCCGTCTGGCTTTGTCTTCACTGACCTTGAGCCGTTTGTTCAGGTCAGCCTGGTAGTCGGCATTACGCTTGGCTTCTGCCCGTAGCGTGGTGATGGTCGCCTCGCTCTCTTTGTTGGCAGCGATGGCTTCGTTCTTGCTGTTTGTTTCAAGTTGCATGGCGCCGGTGATGGCGACGACCCGGTACTGCTGAATGCCGACGAGCAACAAGCCCACCAGCGCGATGATGATTGCAGCGGCGATAGCCTTCATAGCGAGTCCACCTTCCGGCCAATGAAGCGGGCCACCAATTCGCGAATGGCTGTGACGCCGAGAAAACCAATCGTTCCACCGGCAGCCACCGAGAGGCTGGGCGGCCAGGTCATCCACTCGATAAGGCTGGACGCGACCAAGCTTAACGAACCGCAGATCAGCGCTTCAAAGAAGATCCGACGCTTACTGGTTTCTTTTGCGTCGTACAGGATGCGCAGTAGAGAGACGATGATTGCCATGATCGCGCCCTGCCATAGTGGATTGGAAAGGGCCATCCAGACGTGCGCCCATAAGTCGGGGTTCTTTTCGGGCATGGTGCGCATCCGGTTACCACCCTTCGGGGTGAGCTAAAAACAAAAAACCCGGCGCAAGGGCCGGGTTTGGTGGTGTAGTGCGTGTGCCGCTATGCGGTCGCACCTATCGAAGATGACTACTTTTTACAGGTGGATTCCGGTGGCAGCAAGCCAGTATTAATGCCACCGACGAATATGTAGGCAACACAGCACCAACGCCCCGGCAATGTAGACGAATACCCTCAATCGGCCATTCGCTTTTTTGCCCCTGTCCCACTGTCCCACTAGGCTAGAGACAGGTGGGACGCTTAAAGCCCCCGAAAACAAAGCGTTGTCCCACTGTCCTACCTTTATTGTTATTTCTCCGTGTAAAGAGAGAGTATTTAAACGCACGCTGACGCGCGCATAGCGCGTGATGGTGCCCGCTACGCTACATGTGGGAATGCTGGTTAAAGGTGGGACAGTGGGACGGAGCAACGCAGACGGGGCTAAAACCCGTCCCACCGCGTAGATAGGCAGTGGGACGAGGTAGGACAAGCGCGAAATAGTGAGCCCCCTCAAGCAGCCTTACCCCACAGCAGCCCTTGAATGCTCAGGTGTGCTTGATGCAGACGGTCGTAGTAGGTCTGCCGACTGCAACCGCAGTGGGTGATTTTCTGATGCAGGAAGCTGTCGCTGTTGCAGTAATGCTCACGCACGACCAACGCCAGCTCGGGTGCCAAGTGCTTGTTGACGATCAGCTCTATGTCGGCAGACTCATCCAGCAGCACACGGCTGCCCCGCGTGCCGCGTATCAGCTCCCCTTTGCACTCCATCAGCATGGCGATCATGTTCCCACCCGAAGCGGTTCCAACCGATGAAGGGGAATGCAGGTCTTCAGCCCAAAGTTTCAACATCGTGTCAATTCGTTTAATCATCGAAGCAAGGCTCATCAAACTTCTCGACAACCAGATCTGACGACCGGCCCCACGCTGCCGGTTTCTTGTAGACCCATTGCCGCAAGCCGCTTTTCGACAGTACAGAGGATCGAGCTCGCTTCCATCCCAAGCGATGCATGATGGCGCCGACGCGCATCTGCTCTGGCTTGCCCCAATGCCCCGCATCCAGTTTCAACGCGGTGCCCAGCAACTCGTTACCGCTGGTGGTTTCACCGATCTGCGACTCTTCCAGCCAATTCAGAATCAGCCCTTCCCACTCGTCGACCACGAAGCGCTCGTCCTGTGCCTCGGCGAACATGGATGACTCGTCACGATTGACCCACCAGATCTCGCCTGCCTGGAAGCAAAACATCGCCTCAGCCCACAACTGATCACGCATTTCACGCAGTTGTTCGAGTTCGACCTTCGTACACGCAACTGGCCAGTAGCGTCGGTTGCCGGTCGCGTCCTTGAGGTATTCCTCTTGGTTGGTCGTACCCACGAAAACACACTGGCGTGGCACGTCGTTCGTTCTCCGGCCATAGCTTTCTCGGTAGGTGTCTGTGGAAGCAGAGAAGAACTGCTTGGCCTTGGTACTCTCGGCCTTGTTGAAGCTGTCCAGCTCGCCCAGTTCGACAATCCACTTGCCACGGATCGCCTGAAAGCCATCCTTGTCACCGAGCGCAAAAGGGGTGTCCATGAACCAGTCGCCCCCAAGGATGCTCATGGCGGTTGATTTACCAGCCCCCTGTGCGCCTTCAAGAATCAACACCGAGTCAGCTTTACAGCCAGGCCGCATCACCCTTGCGACCGCCGAGATCATCCACCGCTTGCCGACCTTCTTTACGTACTCAGAGGGCTCTACCCCCATGACATCGATGAGCCATTGTTCCAGTCGCGGCACTTGATCCCACTCAAGCTTCTGCAGGTACTCACGCACTGGGTGGAACGCATGGTCGTGAGCAACAATGCTCACCGCCTCGATCACGCTGGAAGCTTTTACCCGGAGGTTGTAAACCTGAGCCAGCCACTTCATGACCCGCATATCATCGATATCAGCCCAGTCGCCAGTCCCACCGCCGTAGGGCGCGGCCCGCAACTTGACGATCTTGGAGCTGAATGCGCTGAAGCTGATGACCCCGGCCCAGCGCTCGTCGTTGCCGAGTATCAGCTCGATATTCTGCATATGGGCAATGAGCGCCCCGTTCTCACTGCGTGCCAATTGGTCTTTCCAACCACCTGCTGCCGGGGGCCTGACGACCGCTAACACCTGGCGGCGGACGGACTCCAACCCTTCAGCGACATGCAGATCATTGAAGTCAGTCCATTTGTCATGACGCTCAACCGAGAAAATAGGCGCGACGACCTGGCCGCCAACGATCAGAGCTGCGTTGGTGGCCTTTTCCTCGCCGGGGTTCCAAAGCTGCCCATTCGGGCGTTTGGTCTTCCAGTCATCGTCGCGGCAGATGATGATCGGTCGACCAGGGAGACGGTCACGCATCAGCTTCGCGACCGCGAGCAGGTTGCCCGCATCAAAAGCAATGGCGACTCCGTATGAAGTCGCCATGTGCAGGCTAGCGCCAGTGGCGTATCCCTCACAGATCAGTAACGGCTCACCCGGCTCAGGCTCGGGGCCGATCAAATGAAACGCACCCTCCTTTGACATGCCGTAGGGCCAGTAGGATTTGTCACGCCCCGTATCCTGTTGCTTTTCCGGGTAGATCACTTGCAGGCCGACTATCTGATCACGGGCGTTGCTCATCGGAACCAGCACAGCACCTGAACGCGGCGCGTAGCGAACACGAAACCCTACGATCTGCTTGCGATCCAGATAGGCGCTCTTGCCTTTATCAGGCATGCGTTTGAACATGCCCGCCGCCCGGCTGGCAGCACGACGGGCAGCATTGGCAGCGACCTCAGCTGCGCGGCGCTTCGCGTCTTCCTGACGAGCGCGCATGACCTCACGCTCTTCGGGCGACATTCGACCCGCCTTCACCTTGATCTTTTGCGTCTCACCCGAACGCCAGTCTCCAAAACTGCCGAAGATCAGCGACTCATTCTTTTCGGTCCGATGCTCGTGAATGACGTACCAACCGTTCTTTTCCTTTCCCTTGTCCTGGGATGTCTTGCAACGGGTCAACTTGCCGAACACCAACGGTTGAGCAGGCTCGAGGCCATAGTCAGCGAATTGCCCTAACACCTCATCGAGCATGACGGGCCTCACGCAATTCCAGCAGGGATTGGCAGGTCAGGCATTGCGTGCAGCCGGGCAAAGCAATACGTCGTGCGTCGGGAATGGCCTCGTCACAGGTTTCGCAAAAAAGAAACGAGTGAAGCGCGAGTGCAGGTTTGGCCGCAAGCCGAGCAGCGAGGGCTTGGTCTATGCGCTCTTGCACTAGGTCATTAGCGAAGTCGGCAATGTCAGCCATGGTCAGTACCCCGCGTCGTCTGATTGACGTAGGAGGCACGGTTGAACAACCCAAGCAGGCCCTGAATCCCGCGAAACACCTGCAGGCGAATCTCAGCCAGTTCCTGATCGCTCACGACACCGTCACCGATACTCTTTGCCCACGTCTCGGCAAGGTTCGCTACCTGATGGAAGTATTCAGCAATGCCCGTGGTCAACGTCTCAGGCATGTCGTTGGTGTAAGCCTCTGCCAACTCCTGCCAAGTCGTATCACCGACCAAGGCATGCACTGCGTCCAGAATGCGACGGTCCTTGGTCAGCTCCAGGATCTCGCCGAACTCCTGAATGTTGACGGTGTGGCTCGGGTGAGTCGGTGACAGCTTGTGTTGCAGGGTGGTGGGGTTTCTGCCGGTGGTGACGGCAATTGCAGCAGCGCCGCCAGGGTAGTCCCTTGCAGCATGGTAAAGCGCAAGATCGAGCGGCAGGATCTCCCGCTGCGCCCGTTCAACACAACTCAGAGCAATTCGGCTCATGGCATTAATCCTTGTAAGTTGCCAGTGCCGCGCAGCATGTAGTGGTGATACATTTGCCGCGTGGCTTGAAAGGGTCCACACGCCGGTCTTACCGGCACCGTGCCGAGGCAAACGATCCGTCGTTTACCTCTGGCGCAACAGCTGCCCGCTCTGTGGTGGAAGAGGCAGCAACTCAAGGCATCCATGCCTTGAAAACGCGATGAAGACCGACGGATTGCATGTGGTGTGCCCGTCAAACTTGATCGCGGCCCGGCTCCGCTGTGGTGGCGCGTGCTGGGGGAAACTGGGCGACCCTTGGGTCGCCTTTTTTCTATGCAGCTTCAGGAACAGGTAGGGCGGGCGGGAAAACATCGTCAAGCGAGCACGCCGCTCCGAGCTTGTTGAGGGCAGCCGTTATAGCGCGGCACTCTGCAAGTCCTGCGGTACGCCTACCCGCTTCGTAGTTGCTTACACGTGTCTGAGTCCAACCTAAAGCAGCTACAAGGTCTCGCTGTTTTATGCCTGCCGCCTCTCGAAACTCAGCAATCCGATTCAGATTCATATGATCGTCTCCGTTAACACACGGCCATAATAAGCACACTGCGTGATCTTTTCAACACATTAAGAACGAAAAAAAGATTTCATTGCGTGGTAAAAAAAGCACATGAACACACTTGGTCAACACATCAGAAAACTCAGAAAAGAAAAAGGCCTGAGCCAGCAGGCTCTGGCTCATGCATGCGGGTGGGAATCTCAGTCCCGGATCGGCAATTATGAGAAAGGAACCCGCCAACCCAGCCTGCAAGACATCAGGAAAATCGCAGACACATTAGGCGTTTCTTTTGTCGACTTAGTAGCCTTCACTGATGACAACGCTCAGCCGCTCGTCGTCAAACTCAAGGACTCAGCACCCAGGCTTACTGGGAAAGCAAAGGAAGGTCGAGTGCCGGTAGTAGGAACCGCCCAGCTGGGCAATGAGGGCTACTTTGACGCCTTGGACTTCCCACCCGGTCATGGGGACGGCTATCTAAACATTCATAGCGATGATCCGGATGCCTACGGACTGAAAGTCACAGGCGATAGCATGTTGCCACGTATCAAGAACGGAGAATTCGTGCTGATCGAACCGAATAAAAGTTATGTAAGCGGCGATGAGGTCATGGTCCGTACCGCAGCCGGAAGGACGATGATTAAGGAATACATCTACCTGAGGGACGGGATGTACCGATTTGACAGCGTGAACGCGGAGCATCCGCCTATCCACATCGCTGAAAATGAAATTCTCGAAATACACCTCGTTGGCGGAATTCTGAAATCATCACGATTTTTACACACGGCAACCGAAATTTAAGCACAATACGTATTGACACAAAAAGCACACTGCGTGATATTTGCCTCACTCTTCCACCACAGAGCGAGGCAATACCATGCACACCACAGCAACCCTGCACGTCCACCCAAAGGTCACTGACCCGCTGCGCGTCTTCGAGGTTCGTCACCTAGCCATTGTGGCCGGCTGCACCTTCATCACCAGCAAACCAAAGAAGCCAGCCCGTGCCACCCCTTCACCGTTCGATCCGAACGACGGGGGGCGTGCAGCATGAGCAAGTACAAGCTCGACGCTAAAACACTGACCTTGCTCAAAGCGCAGGCCAAGCTGACAGAAACTTTCAACCATACCATTCGCTCCGCAAAGAGCGGTGCACTGCCCTTTCGCCTCAAGGTCGAACACGCCTCGATGGAAACGCAGTTCAGGGTCGAGGTAGGCAGTCAATGCCACTCCCTGACACTGCCAAACACCACGACGATGCACCTCCAGTTGGCAGATTTCATCGAAGAGATAGCCAACGGCCTGCTCGACTTGGGCACCTCCACGGGAAAGCGTCGCGATGGAAATTACGGCGTCCTTGACGAGCAACTGAGTCTGCAGGTTTTCGATCTGGTACGCCGGGGCGGCATGCTCAGCCTGGACGTTGGCCTTGAACAGCCGATTCATGTCTCGATTCATCGCAACAGAACCCGTACAGCAGCAACAACCCTTATGACTATCGGAGTCAGGCAGCCTCGGACCAAGTGCTTCACGCTGTCCGGTCCAGATGCCGAAATCCATGAAAAGGTTGTCGAGTCCATCAATCACCTGGCCAGCATTGCGACTCCCGCAATGCAAGCGGCTTAGGAGGAAGCATGGAGCGCACCTTAGCTCAGACCGCCAAGCAACTTGGGATCAGCAGACCAAAGCTCATCGCCATGATGCGGGAAAAGGCACTACTCAATGAACAGAACCTTCCCGCCTATCCAACACGGGACCGCGAGTACATGCGTGTCAAGGACAGTAGCTGGTTCCATCACCAGTCGGGCATGCAGTACAGCCAGTCAACCAGGGTAAAGCAGCCCGGCATACGCTGGCTCGCTGAACAACTGGGGCTGGCTGTGCCTGAAATACCGGCCGACAAACGTGACGTGGCCTAGGGAATACGCTCGCCAGATCGTCGCGCTGCATACGCGGGAGGAACGCAATGCAGCGCTTCTTGAGGTTCCTGAACACCTGCGCGAGCTCACCAAACGGCACTGCCTGAACAGTTGGAACCACCCCAAGCGGAGAAGACCGAATGAACCAAGAAGCGATTGACCGTTTGCTGATTGACTTGCTGCGCATTCCGCCAGAACAGCGCACTCAGAACCCCAAAGAAGCTGCAGCATGAAGGACCACAGCCAGAATCCACTACGTCTGATGCCAGCACCGGAAGCAGCCACCGTTGAACTGCTGTATCGAACCTTCGGAGATGTACTCATCCCCCTGGACAAGCTGCGCGAGCAGTACTTCCGAAACCTCAACGAACGGTCGTTTGTAGCGGAGATAGAGAACGGGCGAATCCCGCTCCCGATCACCACCTTGGACACGAGCCGCAAAGCACCGAAGTTCGCGCACATTCGGCACGTCGCAGCTCTGATCGACATCCGCGCATACAAGGCCGATGAAGAGATGGGCAATTCTCAAACTGAATCCGACTCACCGACATAACCAAAACGGCTGCCACCACCAGCCGAGCAACCTCACCAGGAGCACACCACATGACTACGACTCAAATCTGCGTGTTGATCGGACTCATCATTTCAGCCGGCCTGCTTTTGTGGTTTGGCTACATGATAGGCCTTAGCGACGGCATCAAAGTTGGAATCACGAAAGCCGAGCAAGTACCCCGCGCACAAGACGTCTTGGCGATCCATGAGTTTGAAACATCACTAAGGCTGATGCGCACAGAGAATGAGCAATTGGCGCGACACTGCGAAAGACTCCAGCGGGGTATGGCGTTTGGTGCGCAGGAAAGAGACGCGCTGAACGAAATAGCCGAGAAACTGAGAATCGCTGCTGAGACCTTCAGCGCGTTTCGTACCGGCAAAAAGCTGGAGCGTGATTGCCTGACGCTCCGTCAGCAGGCGTTGCAAATGGCTGAAGCGCTCGTATCAGACCAGCAGGTGAACGCAGCATGAACCGACCTATCCCCCTGCTGCGGCTCAGCCCGCAAGCTGCTGGCGACCTGCACCAGCAGCACATCAAAGCCATAGCCGAACTCCGTGCTACGACCCGCTTCAACAAAGAGCTGAACAATCGACTGAGGTCGATGATTGGCCCTGACGCTTTGCGCACCTTGCGCAAGGACGTCGAGAACGCACTGCTACTGGCCGATCTGGTCGAGGAGAATGACCAGGCGCAGGTGCTTTACGTAGTCGGCACAAAACCAGAAGCGTCTGATGAATCAACTTGCAACCAAGCATCGGAGGAAAGCGGCAGTGATCGCTCACAGACAGACCACCAGCCGCAAGCCGCTTTGCTCCGCAACAGCAGTTGGAGCACCAGACAAAAAACAAACAGTCTCTGCTGCACAGCAGCAGGCATTACTGCTCTTCCCAGCAGCACCACCGAAGCGCCTGTACCCCACGAAAAGCTGCGCGAGGCAGCAACTCATGATGCAACGCTAATCGCTCAAAATCGCCCGCCCGCGCAGCCTGTGGTGGGGGGTAAGGCCCTGTCGCAGATCTGTGACAGACCGTTCCAGCCTGAATGTCCCGTGAAAGAGCTGTACCGCTTTCCCAACGAACATGAACCCAGCCTTTCAGACATTGGGCTGAGATGCACGAAGTGTGGCCTGCAGGCCAGCGCTACGGTCGCGAATGAGGTGACAGCATGACCTCACTAAGCCATTCACCAAGACCCAGCAGGTGCACATGTGCGGCAACAGCGTCAGCCCTCCGCCAATGGCCGCACTCGCCAAAGCAAACGACCCATGGCGGCAGATCGAAGTCTGCAGGGAGGCAGCATGAGCCGCACAGGAGCGCGTGACAGAGCGCGCAGACAGCTTACCGAAACCCTGACGCTCTTGAGTGAAGCCGTAGCCATTCTTGGCAAGTCGCGCTCGCTGATCGAGCGCATCGAGACCCAGGACGCAGCTCAGTATCTTGTAGATCTGGACGCTTTTTGTGGCCGCCCGTTTCCAGCGCAGGCCAACCAGCACCCTGATAATCAAGCTATTGATACGTTCGCTGCCGCAATGAAAACCAAGCTCGCCGAGGCTCGCGCTAAAGGTTGTCATGGCTGGAGTGATTCATGGGTGCAGGACAAGCACCTGGCCGATCTGCTGGTTGGGCACGTGCCCAAGGGCAATCCTGGCAACTTTGAGGACATCGCGAACTTCGCCATGATGCTGCATCAACGGGGCGCTGATCCTATGGAACTGACATTGGCTTTCAACAACGCCAAGCTCGACCTCACCAATGCCGGTTGCCGCGCTCAGAACGGAGCTTATGCTGCGACGATCAAAGAGCGTCCGATCCTGTTCAACGGTGCAATGGTCCGCGCAATCCTGGAAGGCCGGAAGACGGTCACGCGCCGGGCCATTGCGTTTCCGCTCATCGACCGCGCAACCGGTTGCGATCTGGCTGGCAGCGAGATCGGAGCCGCCGATGTTCGCAATAATTGCCCTTATGGCGTACCCGGCCAGCGACTTTGGGTGCGCGAGGCATGGATACCCTCCCCCGACGCAGGGCATGAGTCGTGGGGTAACAACGCTTGCAATTACTCAGACTGGGTGAGAGCAGGAAAGAAAATCGGCGGTATACCTCTCGACCTGCGCAAACCTAGGAATTGCATCTATCGCGCCAATTGTAACGAATACGGTTTCAGGTGGCGGCCCAGCATCCACATGCCGCGCTGGGCCTGCCGCATCCTTCTGGAAATAACCGCCGTGCGCATCGAGCGACTGCAGGACATCAGCGCAGAGCAGGCGCTGGCCGAGGGCGTCATGAGCTGCGAGCAGGACATCGACCCAGACGGAAACGACTACTCGCCCCTTGAGCTGTTCGGCGGGCTGTGGACGATGATCAACGGCGATGGCTCATGGCAGTCGAACCCGTGGGTCTGGGTCGTCGAGTTCAAGCAGGTGAAGCCATGACAGCGGCCCCTAAAGTTCTCGACCCATGTAGTGCAAGCCGAATGATGTGGTTCGACAAACAGGATCAGAGAGCACTCTTTGGAGACATTCGCGATGAAGAACATCTGTTGTGCGACGGCCGGGTGCTCAAGGTAGAGCCGGATGTGCTGATGGACTTCCGCAACTTACCATTCGATGACGCGACGTTTCGCTTAGTGGTTTTTGATCCGCCACACCTTACCAGAGCAGGACAAGATAGCTGGCTCCGCGCCAAATACGGGGTGCTTACCGCGAACTGGCGAGACGACATCCGCCAAGGTTTTGCTGAGTGCTTTAGGGTGCTTGAACCAGAGGGGATCTTGATATTCAAGTGGAACGAAGCCCAAGTCCTGGTCAGCGAACTACTCGCCCTGACTGAGCAGAAAGCACTGTTTGGCCACAAGTCCGGCAAGCGGGAGAAAACGCACTGGATCACCTTCATGAAACAGGGCGGGACAACGCTATGAGCACACAGAACATAGTGAGTGTAAGCGGCGGCAAAGACAGCACTGCTACCTTGCTGGTCGCGATCGCCTTGGACACTCCCAACTTGCAGGCCGTCTTCGCAGACACCGGCAATGAGCACGAGCAGACTTATGAGTACCTCGATTACCTGGCCTTGGCCACGGGTGTAACTATCACCCGCGTAAAGGCTGACTTCACCCAGCGGATCGAAGGCAAACGCAGGTTCATCGAAACCAAATGGCGCGAGCAAGGCATTGATGAGGCAGTGGTACAGGCAGCACTGGGTGTGCTGAAGCCCACTGGCAATCCGTTCCTTGACCTATGTATTTGGAAAGGTCGCTTTCCCAGCCGCAAGGCACAGTTCTGCACCATGGAGTTGAAACGCGACCCGATGCTTGAGCAAGTAGTCCTTCCACTCCTGGGCAATGGCGACATGATTATGAGCTGGCAAGGGGTACGAGCCGACGAGTCGATCAATCGGCGGTATTTGCCCGAGTGCGATGAAGTCGGTGGAGGTCTGTTCAACTACCGGCCAATCCTCAAGTGGGATATTCCTGCTGTGTTTGAAGCGCACCGCTACATGGGCATCAAGCCGAACCCGCTCTACTCACAGGGAATGGGGAGGGTGGGATGCATGCCTTGCATCAACTGCCGCAAAGACGAACTGCGAGAGATCGCCCTACGCTTCCCCGAAGTTATCGACCGAATTGACCGATGGGAGCGAATCACTCAGCAGGCTAGCAAACGCGGAGCTGCCACTTTCTTCGCCGGTTCCAACGCGAAACATCCGAAAGGCTCCATTGCAAACATGAGCGCAGTCGAAGTGATGGAAATAGCAAGCATCCGTCAGGCAGTGGAGTGGTCCAAAACGGCACGAGGAGGTATCCAATACGATCTGATGATCGCAACAGATGCGACGGCCTGCTCCAGCGCTTACGGGCTGTGTGACTCGGGAGCTGATGATTTTACCGATACGAACGTCCAGCTGGGGGAAGCCGCATGAGCGAGCACGACCTTGATATATTAATCAAACTGCCAGAGGTATGTCGGCAAGCTGGCTTTGGCAAGTCGACAATCTACCAGCTCATCGCTGACGGTGCTTTTCCTGCACCTACCAAACTTGGACGTTTTTCCCGCTGGTCACAAAAGGAAGTGCAGGACTGGATTGAGCAACAGAAACTGGCCAGATTTGCAGCTTGATCATGTACTTCAAAGGCAGGCTACACGAGTGAAGCCTGCCTGAGTATTCAGTTCAATCAGTGAATGGATGGGACTTCTCAAAAGCTTCGATGACTGCCTGCAAAGCACCGTCTTCGTCAAATTTATTTTGATCGTACATATATGCCAACTCTGCCCGAGCGTGATTGTAAGTCTGGCCTGCACTGATGTAGCCATCATCCTGGCTTACGCACACACCCTCTCTTTCAGCGAGCCTTCCCACTTGGCCTGCAAGCCCCCTCACGGAGACCCGTCCGCCATGTACCCCTGCAATACCCGCACTAAGAACCTCAGAAAAAACATCATCCGCGCTAGCACTTGTTTCAAACAATCTAACAGGCTTCATCCATTAGTCTCACTGGCAAATATGTAGTTATCCCACCACTGCATCAATGACTTTCGTGCAGGAAGGTACAGCGCATGATTATAGGCTGCTTTACTCTTCTTTTGCTCGACATGCGCCAACTGAAACTCAATCACGTCACTAGACCATAGCTCAGATTCGTAAAGGTGAGTAGATGCAGTTGCCCGAAAGTCATGACAATGCCAGCCTTTCAAATCCATGTACTCAAGCGCACGGTTTAATGTGGTAGCACTGATTGGTTCCTTCGGGTGCCGCATTCCGGGAAATAAAAGATCACCCGCTGTCATCTCACGAAGTTCACGCAGTAGGACCAACGCGGACTCAGGTAGCGGAACTACGTGAATCTTGCGTTTCTTCATGCGCTGGGCCGGTATCGTCCACAATGCAGCATCCAAATCAAATTCGGACCACTCCGCCAAGCGCAGCTCGACGGTTCGAACAAACAAGATCGGCAACAGGTAGAGCGCAATTACGGTTCGCCTATGACCACCGTAGTTTTTGACTGCCTTGAAGTACTCCCTCAGCTCTACCAGACTCATTGGGCGGCTGTGATTGACCTCGTTCCGCCTTATCGCCCCTCTCACCGCTGCCGCTGGATCAGAGTCCGCACGGAGAGTCGCCACCCCATAGCAGAACACGGCGGAGATCCACTGCCTAACCATCAGCGCCAAGGTGGTCGCGTCACGACGGTCCATTGCAGTGATGATCTCCAATACCTGGGCAGCTGTAATTTCACGCAGGGGTAAGCGGCCTATTCTAGGGTAGACATCGTTCACGAATGCCCGCTCGATCTGATCTCGATACTTTTGAGTGCGCTGGACCAACCGTTTCTCAATCCACTCCTGCGCCACGATCTTGAACGTATTGCGATTTTCGGTCAGCTGCTGCGCCTTCTCGGTTTGCCGCACGTGCGCAGGATTCCGCCCCGATTTGACCAGATCCCTCGCTACATCCCGCTCGGTGCGCGCATCCGAAAGCGACACATCGGGGTATGAGCCAATCGCGTAAGTGTTTTCTTTACCTGCGAGACGAAACCTGTAGCGCCAGAGCTTTGAACCACCCGTAGTGACCTCAAGATACAGGCCGCCACTGTCGGTCAGTTTGGAGGAGGTTTTGCCCGGCTTCGCCTGGCGGATCTTGAGGTCGGTAAGAGCCATGAGGGTATGCGGGTATCCGGTATTTTATACCCGCAACCATACCCGCATTTTATCAGGATGTCTCCGTACAACAACGGACAATGACGGACGAATCAGATAGAAAAACGGGCACCACCAAGGAAAAAACGAACGAAGACGGACAATGGCGGACCATAATCATAGTTATCGATCATCAGCAACATTTTGCTATCAACCTTTTGATTTACTGACTTGATTCAGGCCTTCCGGATTCTGCTTCGCTCATGCGCCCCTCTTCAGCCACTACGCTTGAGGTGACAACGGCAAAAACATCAAAAATCGAAGGCATACGGGTACGGGTCCGGCAGGGCCGGCAAGGAAATAGTCAGGCGCGCCAACGCCAACGGGCGTGAGCCTTGATAACGCGCATCAAAAGCTTGCTGACTGTCGTCACGGAGGGGGTCTCGTTGGTACGTTTCGGGACATTAGCGTACCGAATCGACCGGTGCAATATGAATGTACCGGGCAAGACCGTTTGGCAAGCCTGCAAACGCTCGAAAGAGGGCCGCGCCTCCTTGCAGAGGCGGGATTGAGGTGGGGGCACGATGGCCGAGGGTGGGGAGCCGAAAGGAACATCAATGCGCAATCTCGCGCACATAGGCCTGGCAAGCCTTCAAGGCGATCAATCCCTGATCGCCGTAGTCGGTGATGGCGACAATTCGTCCAGCAGCCGCCGGGTCAAGTTCGCCTCGCGTGCTTCCATGAACCACGCTGGCGGAATCGGTGGTGGCTGACACGCCATCACTACCGGCGGGGTTGGCGAGGAGGACTGACAACCGCAGATCAGCAGTAGCCAGACGGTCGCGCAGGCGAGCTTGAGAGGTCTGTGCATCGCTCAATTCCTTGTGAATATGTGTATCGTTGTTTTGCAGACGGACTTCCAGCGCGCGCCGCTGCGCCTGCTCGGCGCTCTGCCAGTCGATAACCGCCAGCGCCGCCTGCTCGCGCTCACGCTGATAACCCAGCGCCTGTGCGGACAATTGCAGGCCGTAACACGCCGCCTGCCACTTCCAGGCACCCCATGTGCCCAGCCCCGAACCCAACACGAATGCCAGGATCAGGAAGCGCACATCCAGCGCTTTCATGGCAGCACCTCCAGTGCCCGCTGGTACAGCATCTGCCGATCAGCAAGGCCATTGGTGCCGCCGTTGATACGTCGGGTGATCATCAGCACATCCCCTTTGTCAGCCAGCACATTGAGGTTCGCCCGATCCCAGAACCACGCCGCCGACATCGCGGCGTGGTCAGGTTGTTCAAGCAGTTGCGGCTGGCGCAACAAGTCCAGCCCCAGCGCCTCCCCGCACGCTTCATAGTTGGCCCGCCCCGTCACCTGAATCAGCCCGCGCCCCCGGTAAAGCTGACCGTCGCCATCGGCCTCTGGCGTGTTGCCCAGACGCAGCGCCAACTGCCCGGTGTCGTACTTGGCCAGGTAACTGTTGTTACCCAGTTCGCGCACATAACGAAGCTGCCCGGACTCATGCCCGACCTGGGCGATAAACCCGGCGATGCGCAACCGGGTATTGATGGCGTAGCGAGTCATGGCGGCGTTGAGCGCAGGAACAAAAACGCCGGCTTGCGGGCCGGCGTTGGGGAGGATTTGTAGCAGTTGTTGCTGGTTGATAGGCATGGATCCTCCTAAGTAGCTTGCTTAACTCACCGATCGACGAAGTTTTCCTGTTCCAAGTGCAATTACGCATCGCGGATAAAACAACGCCCCGTCAGTGCGGGGCGTTATTACTTGGGCAGTTCGTCTGCACTGACACCGATAAAAGGTGTGGGCTGTTCAATCGGCTTTATATACACGAATGGCGATGCAGGCGGCACGGGCCACACGAACGACCCTGGGAAGCCTGGATGCGCATCGAGCTGGGCAAGTTGCACCCGGTAAAGCCAATACGCACTGAGTTCGGCTTGTAGCACAGGCAGGGTTTTCAACTGGGCTTCAATGGCACTTTGCGCGGTCCCCAGCCTGCTGATCAGTGAGTCGATTTTCGCCGATGCCGTGGCCGAGTACACGTTGCGCTGACTGATGGCGTCGCCCGTACCCACTTCCGTGATCGGCTCGAGAATCACGCCAAACTCGCCGTTGAAGGCACGATTGAAGAGCTCTCTGGCTTGTGGCTTCAGCGAGCCGGGAGAAACAGTTACGGCCTCCTCGCCATTAGTGTATTTGGTCTTTTCAAAGACGACCAAAAGCACGATAGCCGTATGAGCCTGATCGACCCAGCGGGGGTTGCGAATGCTGTTCATGACCCACGGCAGTTCATCTTCGCTCACGCCTGTAGGAGGTGTCGGCACAACCGGAGGCTCCACGTAAACAAATGGCGTCGCTGGCGGAACGGGCCATGCGAAGGACATCGGATATCCCGGGAGCGTCGAGAGGTTGGAAAGCTGTGCCCGGTAGAGTGCATAGGCATCAAGCTCGGCTTGCAGCGCAGGCCGGGATTTGATTTGAGCGTCAGTGGCCGATCCCGACGCGATAGCGTTTTGCACAATGACCAGTTGAAAATCCAGCTCGTTGATTTTCTTGGTGGCGTTGTTGAGGTAGACGCCGCGTTCCGCGTTGGCGTTCATCAGAATCATCTGCTCGCTCGGCTCAAGAATCTCACCAAACTCACCAGCGATTGCCCGGTTGAAAAATGCTACGTATTGCGGATCCGGGTGATTGGCAGAGACCGATATAGCGTCCTGACGGTCCATATAGCCGGGTTCGCTAACGATCACCCAGAGTGTCATGGAAGTGTGGGCCTGATCGGCCCATTGAGGGTTACGAGAAATGGGGACTATGTTCATGTGTATACCTTTTATGTAATGTAGTTAAACAGCGTGAGTGTTCGCGAACTAGAAAACGCTTTATGTGAACTTCATGTTTCATCTCCTGCAATTGCGAAGTTGCATGCAATACCACTGCTGCTGTTTTTAGCATTAAGAATCAACGTCTAAATTAGCTAACACGCTATGCCTGACTGGCTTCACGTTAAGAATTGATAGCGCGTGCAACGCCAACAAGATCAGCACCGTAAAAACACTTTCGCGGCCAGGATTATTGAGCGAGTGCATCCGAGGGCGGTGACGGCCATTCGATCTGGAGAGGGTAATCAAGGCTTTGCTCGATCCGGTTCAGTTTCACGCTGTAGCGTTTCCATTCAAGCAAGCTTGTTTTTTCTGCTTCAGTGGCCTCCCCCAGATCCTCGGCGTACTGCAAGGGAGCTATACGTGTTGCGGCCTCCTGCAAACGCTGATCGCGGACAAGCAGTGCGGCACCGGCCAACGCAAACTTTTGCGTCTCATCATCAAGAGCCCAGGCACCATCCCGCCATACGTGGTATTTGCCAGGCCATTTTTTTGTGGTGAGACCGTCATGCGGCGCACCCAGGCTGGTCCACTCTTCTTCAGAGCCGTCGCTTGTTCGGTACATCAAGCCACGACGATCCACAACCTGCTGCGGCTCATCGTCAACAATTGCCCAGGTAAACCCGTTGTCGGGTTCGCTTAGAAAATCTGCCAGGCTGACTGCATTGCCAGGTACCTGCTCGCCCAGCCCCGGAATAACCGGAAGTTCAACAGGGCCAATCAAGGCATTCGAATCATCTATCAAGTAAGTAGGCATAACGTCCTCAGATCAGTTTGATGCGGCCGGGATAGGCCATGTTGCGGCTACGGAAGCGAATCCAGTTGTTCATCGGCTGCTGATCCCTCAGTACAGTTCCCGTCACACCGTTGTCTGTCGTTTCAGGGAGGTACGCGGAACCGCCAGCAGGAACCAGCGCTCCAGGAGGCAACAAACCGCCAGGGCCCGTGGAATTGAGACGCCCATCTGACTGAGCGTGGCCGTTGCCTAACAAGTAGGTACCGGTCTCTATGTCAGACCCGCTCCACTCTTGTGACATTGTCCTCAGCCAAGTACCGTCCTGCCAGGAACCAGCAACACGCGACGTATCAACGCCACGAGACTCATCAAGCACCCGTAGAAACTCCCCTCGCCCCTCAGGTCCGCGAAAGGTCAGAGCACCGTCACCAATGGTCCATCCGCCTTCCTTACCGGAACGAGCTGCTTCGGTGTAAACCATCCCGGATTTCTGCGCATGGTCCCAGAGCCACGGCCACTCGGCGCGGTTAAGCAGCGCACCGTTCAACGCTCCATATCCTCCGGGGCTGAACAATGTCGTTGTTTCGAAGACGGGTCGCCCCAGCGGAGTGTTGTCGTAGCGTCCTACTGGCCACCAACTCCCGGCTCCATCGCTGCGCAGACGCCACCAGTCCCCAGCCCCCATCAGAACCAGAAAAGAGTAGCCAGCAGCATTTAAATGGGTGTGAAACCTGATCTTTTCGCCGGCAGCAGCATTGACGGTCAACCGGTTACCGCTGTTGTCTATCCTGCGAACGATGACGTCTCTGACGCCTAGTGCCGCATTTGAGGAGGGCAGTGTGAACGCACGATTGCCGCCAGCAGCATCCAGAAGCAGCAACTCCATCTGCTCCTTTGTAAAAGCTGTATCGGCGTTGAACGAGAACACTCTTTGAGAGTCGACCCCAACGACCTCCGTTATTTTCCCGCGCTTGGTGATGTAGATCGCGTCAGTATTAAAGACAAGCTCCACCCATTCGGCCGCATTCAGCTGTAACGTATTGCTGCCAGAGCCAAACAGTGAAATAACCTCGGCACCGCTGGCCTTGATGGTTGCCGCTCCGGTCGATGCATTATGAAAAGTCACGGACTTGCCGACCGTCACGTTCGCTTTGGACGGCAGTGTGAGCGTGATGCCTGCAACGTTGATCCTGTGCCAATGCCCCGCCACTCCCGGCAGAAGTATCTCGGACGCTGTATAGCCAAAACCGGCACCTCGGTAGGCCTGCCTGACCTGCGAACCAATCTGGGTAATGGCCGACGCGAGCTGGTCTGTTCTGGTTTCGTCCGGCAGTTCGCCACCCGCGGCCATGGCATTCAAAATTTCTTGCGTCACCGAGTTTCCCCACTTTGCAGGGATCAGCGAGCCAGGCGTGCCGGTGGCCGGGTTTTCATCTACAAATTTGCCGCTGACCAAGCCTACGCTTGGCACACTCTTGGGATAATCCACATTGTGTTCCTCAGTTGAAATTAACGAATTCGACGCTGTGCGCCGGTGCTGCTCGACGAATCAAACACTCGATCGCGATGCCGGGGTTGACCCCGAAGCGCTCTCCCCAGTAGCTGGCCCCGAAGCGCCGGCCCAGCCGCTGACGGCCGCCGGTGTTCAGGGTCCACATGAATTGCGCGTTCCAGGTGCCGAAGTACGCCTGACCAAAACGCGAACGCCCCATACGGGGCGCTCGGTGTTCGGTCACGGTGGCGTCGGGGTAGCCCTGACTGACGGCAATGTCGATATAGAACCCTGCGTTCTGCCCTCCTGTTGCCACCAGCCGCTGGCGCACTGACAGGCGCCGGTCGGCGAACAAGGGTTTGAGCCCCAGGCAGGGGTCAGGCAGGTTCATGACCCGCTCCCAGTCCGGCACCAGTTCACTGACGGTGGCCGGGTCCATCTCGTTGAGCAGGTCGAAGGCGCGGCCATCGATACGGGCGAACTCGCGGGACAGGCCGGTGATGACCTGCTGCAGTTCCGGCACACGCTCCGGGTCCCAGGCGGGGCCGGGTGGCAGCAGCGCCTGTAGTTGCTCGGCGTAGTGTTCGGCAGTTCTTATGACGACCATACAATGCCCCCGAACGTGAGTAGCTGATTGGGGGCCGCGGTGACATTGGCGACAGGCGCAGCCAGCACATGATCGGTTTCGCCTGTCGCGCGGCTGATGGCCTCGGCGATGTGGGTCAGCAACAACGTTTCGCCCAGCCCCGCTTCACGGTTGTGCAGGTCCAGCAACTGAGCCTCTACCGCCGCCCGGACTGCCGAGGTGTCCGGCGTGAGTCTGATCGTGTAGACCACCGGCTTCTGCACCGGCGCCAGCACGTACACGTCGGCAGTGACTGGGCGCAACGGCTCGATGTAGGCGGCCATTTCCGCCAGTTGCCCGGCATCGGGGATCGGATTGACTTCATCGTCACGCATGAAAAACACCGCGACAGTGCCCGGCCCCATGTAACGACGCACGCACCAGGCACGTGTCACGCCCGGCAATTCCAGCGCCCAGGTCACGTAATCATCCTGATTGCCACCGTGCGGGATGACTCGATAGGAACGCACTACACGAGCCCGCAACAACTCGATACTTTCTTGGGGAATCCCCCCGGTCAGCCCGTCCGCAATCACGGTAAACGTGCTGTCGATGCCTTCGACAGGCTGCACGACGTTCATCACCAGGCCGGCATCGGCGTTGCCGAGAACACCTGCGTCTACCGCCTCGACCGTGGTCGTGTTGTTGCCCGCAACCGTGGTGACGCCTTTGGTCACACGGTAAAAGCGTCCGTCGCTGAATTGCAGCACGGTGTCGACATCCAGCACCGCACCGGCCGCAGCGCTAAAACGTACCGAGCCGCTGGCGGCCTGCGCGACCTTGCGCGGCTGGCGCAAGCGCAGGATGGCTTGCCGTTCAAGGGTGTCCTCATCGGCGGTGTCCGGCAGGATCTGGTCGGCGATCCAGTCCTGATAGCCGTACAGCCCGTAGGCCGCACCGCTGTGGGCACGCGACAATACCCGGGCATCGGACTGACGCAGCGCTTCGTCGGCGAGGTCGACCTGGGTTCGGTTGATCAGCGCCGGTAACGTAGGCGTTTCAAACGGCATAAATCACCTGCCACTGTTCTGAAGGGTTGAAGCGCACGACCTGACCGTCAGAAACGACCAGCTCGACGCCCAGGTTCAGGCGATTGCTCTGAACCTGTTCGGTAAGGATGTTGATGTTTTTGACCTGGCCATCGTCGATCAGCCAGGCGAGCGCTTCGCGCGCATAGAACTCGGCGTCACGCTGGGTCTGCGCGGTGAGACGGACCCGACGCAGCAGCCACAACCTGGAGCCGATGCGGTCGTTGGCCTGCGTCGGATAGGTGTCGCCCCACCAGCCAAAGCGTTCGGCATCGTCGATCGGATCGTCCGCTTCGGCGCGACGCCAGGTGAACAGGCTGATGACCACCGAGCGCAGCAAGGAAGCCTGCAGAGAGCCTTCAATGATCATCCGGCACCTCCAACGGGTGGCCCGCTCTGGCCGTTACCGCCCTGCACGTTGCCGTGCAAATGGCTGATCTGGCTGATGCCCCCGGCCATCTGGTCGCCCTTGGAAACTATCTTTCCGGTCTGGGTGATCTGCGGCGTATCGAAATTTACCGCCACGGCTGCCTTGATGTTCAAGGTGCCGGTTTCGATGTCAATGACCTTGCCGCGCTTGAGGTGGACCTTGTCGCCCTCGTCGGTGTAGATCGCCACTTCGCCCGACTCCAGGCCCTTGAGGCGATAGCGTCGGTCGGCCACCACCAGCAGCAGGCCGTGAGAACGATCGCCGCCGATAAAGGCGGCAATGCCTTCGGCGCCCGCGAGCGGGTTGCTGGTAAAACCGTAGGGTTCGAAGTGTTCCATGTCGTCCTTGACCTCCCCAGCGGTCAGGCGCATTTGCAGCGCCTGCATCTTGCTGCTGGCCTTGGCGAGCACCACCGTGCCGCGCACCAGCATGCGATTGAGTAAGCTCATGCGGTTGTTTCCTCATCGATAGGCAGCAGCCAGGAGTAAGCGTCCTGATTGAGCTGCACCTTGCTGCGCTTGTTGGGGTCACCGGGCTCGGCCTGGAAACCTTCAGGCGGTCCGACCACCAGCGTGGTGATGGTGCCCTGATCACTCAGCGAGTAGGTCACGGCTGAAATCAGCATGTTTCTGCCCAGACCGATGACCGGATCCACCACCTGCACCATCGTGTTGTGCCGCCAGAGCGCTCCGTTGGACTGCCGCCAGCCCTGCACTTTGTAGGTGGTGAGCAGCGCCTTGCCCGCCCGCTGACCACGCTCCCAATTGGCGCGGCTCAGCGCGAGCTTGGGTGTGATCGGCGCATCCTCATGAAGGATCAGCACGCGAAGGCGCTCTTTATTCCTGTCATCGGTAACCACCGCTGACACCTCCGCCGCTTCCTTGCCGAACGTCTTGTCATTACCGGTCTGCTGACCAATGACCCGGTACTCGGAATAAAGCCCGGAAAAATCCCTCGCGATGATGGCGCTCAACACGTTCTTGCCGAGTTCCAGCGCGTCTGCGCTCTGCCCTCGACTGCCCGGCCTTGCCAGCACCACATTGCCGAACTCGTCATCGGTGGAAAAAATCCGGAACAGCGTCAGCAGCCGGTCGATGGACTTGAACACGCTTTCAGCAGGCTCGATGGTGTGATCGGCCATCTTCGAGGTTTCCGGGATTTCGCTGATCACCGACAACGCATAAGGAGCAGCCAGCGCCTGAACGATCGTCAGCACCCCGACGTCTTTCCACTGGCTGGGCTTGTTGATGGCCGCGCAGTCAATAAGATCAGCGGTTTTCGAGCGGCCGGAAATCTTCAGCGTGACCTGCTTGCCGTCATAGTTGATCGGCGCGGCGAACACCCAGCCGGTCAGAATCAATTCGCCGCCGATACGCACTTCGCAGGCAGCGCCGGGCATGATCGGATGCGCGACTTCGGTGCCCGGCCACTGCCAGGTAATGCTCACTTCAAAGCTGCGTGCCTGACGCTCGATCCCGGCAGAGATTTCCACCGACTTCCAACCGGCATAGTCGTGATCGCCAACCGTCAGGGTGACAACATTAGGGTCGATCATGGGTCACTCCTGAGCGATTTTCAGCGTACCGGGCGGCACGAAACCCGGGTGGGCCAGCCGGTTGCGCTGGACGATTTCCAGCGACCGGCTGGCATCGCCGAACCGCCGATAAGCCAGCACCAGCGCAGGCAGCGGTTCGGACACTTTCATGTCCACCAGACGCACGCCAGACGCCGCTACCGCGTTGAGGTGCCGAATCAAGGCCTGACGTAATGTGTTCAGCGCCAGGTAATGATCAGGGTCGGCCTTCAGCGACGCTTCCCAGATGGCCGAGCTCAACGTGTCACGCAGTTCGATCACGTCATCGGCGACCGGCACATCCACACGTTGCAGCGCTTGCACCCTTTGCTGGTCCAGCGAGGGCACCACCGTGAGCGGCGCAACCGTTGTGGCCACCGGCATGCTCGCAACGATTCTCGCCACCTTGACCAGCAGCGCGTCCTGAACCAGATTGGCGATGGCCTGAGCCGTCAGGCCGGTATCGAGCCCACTGCCCTGGCCGACCAGGTTGATGCCGGACACCGCCTGTGCCTGTTGTGTGGCCTCGGAAATGACCGACCGGTAAGGGACCGTTTCAAGGTCGGAAGACCCACCGCTGCTGCCGGAACTCGACGCCAGGCTGATGGAGGTGCTGCTGCCGGAACCGCTGCCGGAACTTCCACCCGAGCTACCACCTGAACCACCGCCGACCGAACTGCTAGAACCTGTTGTGGTGCTGGCACCGCTGACACTGCTGCTGCCATTCGCTCGTCTGGATCGGCGACTGTCGCCGTCGAAACTGGCAAAGAACGTGGTGAACAACGTGCTCACCGTCAGCGGCGCATTGACCAGCGAATGCACCAGCGCAGTGACATCCGAGTAAATCGCCATGAACGGCGCAAACTGCCGCTGAATAGTGGCAAACACCCCGGACAGCGCACTGCGCAGCGCCTGAACGTTGATGCGCACGGCATCCACGACGGCCATCACCGAGCGATAGCGCCGAAGCGCCGAGTCCAGCAGGCTTGCGGACGCGCCGAGCAGTTGCCGCCGGGTATTGAGCGTCGACACAGGAAACTTGAGCGGGTTGGCCGGATAAAACACCAGGTCCAGCCGGACCATCCCGCCTTCAATCAGGGTGTGCGTCACACTGCACTGCCCGACCTGTACCTGCATGCGCCCCAGCCACGGGTGCACCAGCTCACCCGCACCGTCCTTCTCCAGCGCCTCAAGCAAGTTGTCCCGTTTTTCAAAACAGTCGCGACCGACAATAAAAGCCGTCAGCGTATGAACCTGCGCCTGCTTGCCCAGCGACTCGAAGTAAGGCTCGTCGCGCTGTGGAAATTCATGCAACTGCCCTTTGCGACCCACCGGGACGACGGCTTTTTCAATGAAAAAACCGACACCACGGAAAGACGCTGGCAGCAGGCTGTCACGCCATGTACTCATAATCCGGCTCCTGCGCCGAGGGTTCGATAACCGACGTTTGGCGAAATCGTCAAACCCGGCTGGTTGCTTTGCACTTGTCCCGGACGCATGCCAGGCGGTGCGTTTTCAAAGCGAATATTGAGTTCGCCTTCAAGCCGCGCGCCGGCCCCCGCAGCACCCTGTTGCAGCAACAGGTTGCCGGGGGCTGGAAAGTTTGGCGCACTGAGCAATTGACTGGTCGGCGGCACTCTGGTCGCCAGGTTGAGCTGCTGCTGTTGCGAGCGACTGGCGTCAACCGCATTTGCAGCCAGAAACGCCCCGGTTCCGCCACCAGGCCCTGCGTTGCGTACCCGTTGCTCTTCAGCGAACTGATTGACCTTTTCGGTGGCGCTTTTCAGCAAGGACTTATCCCCGTCGCCGCCAAACCAGCTCATGATCGGGTCGATAAACGGCTTGATGTCCGCCCACAAATCCGCGAACCAGGCTTTGATCGGCTGCCACTTCTCGATAACCATGCCCAGCGGCGAAAAACTGAACATCGTTGCCAGCACGTCGGTAAACGGCTGCGCAGCGGTCTTGATGCTTTCCCACAACCCGGCGAAGTACTCGGAAATTGGCTGCCAATTGGCCACGACCATGCCCAACGGCGTCCAGGCGAACAGCGTCTGTAGAAAATCGAAAAACGGCGTGGCCAGCGCTTTGATCACATCCCACAGCGCCGCAAAAAACTCGGATAACGGCTGCCAGTTGGCTACGATCATGCCGATCGGCGTCCAGGCAAATACCGCCTTGAGTACATCCCACAGCGCCATGGCCGGCCCGCGAATCGCCTCCCAAACGGCCTGAAAATAAGGCGCGACGGTTGACCAGTTGGCGATCAGCAGACCTGCCGCCAGCGCCAGGCCGCGCACGATCAGGCCCAGCGGTGACAGGCCCATCACCGCGCTCAGTACGCTCATGGCAGTCGTTGCGGTCATTACCGCAACTTGCAAGACGCCGAACGCAATTGCAGCGGCCACCACACCCTTGATCACGCCAGGGTGTTCGGCCGCCAGTGCGGCGACCTGAGAAATCATCGGCCCGATCACGGCCATTGCCTGGTTCATCGCAGGCAGAAACATGCTGCCGATATTGATGCCCAGACGATCGACACGGTTGGTCATCTCTTTGATGGCCGTGGCCGTAGTCTGCGAGTTGTCGGCGAATTCCTTCTCGAGGGTGCCGCTGTTCTGCACGCCCTCGCTGACCTTGGCCAGGTTGGACCTGAGCACATCGAGGTTGGCCAGCAGCGGCGTAATCGCACCCAGCGATTCAGCGCCGAACAATTGCGTGATGACATCCGACTGTTTGTCGGGGTCAACACTTGAAACCGCCGTCAGGACCTTTTCAATGGTCCCGGACGGGTCGCTCTGCATGCCCTGGGTCAGTTGGTTGACGTCGAGCTGCAACGCCTCAAACGCCCCGGCTTTCGCCGCGCCGCCTTCGGTCAGCGACTGCATGAATCGCTTCATGCCGCTGGCGGCCACATCGGCCGGTACATCGACGCTGGCCAAAGTGGCGCCCATCGCCGCCAGTTGCCCGGATGCCAGACCCGCAACCGGCCCGAGCGGGCCCATTGCGGTGACCATGGTGGCAATTTTCTTTTCCAGATTGTTGCCGCCGAGCACGTTGATCTTCTCGGACAGCGCCGCGACTTGCGGTTGAGTCATCTGGAACGAGGATCGCCACGAGGCCATCATGTCGCCCGACTCGGCCGCCGTCTGATCGAAGGCGACCCCCATTTTCACGGCATCGCTGGCAAACCCGGTCAGTTCTTCGCGCGGTACATTGGCCTTGGCACCGGCGGCAACAATCGCCGCGATGCCGTTGGCGCTTTCCGGCAGCCGTTCACTGAGGTCCAGAATATCGGACCCCATCTGCTGAAATTGCTGCGGTGTTTCAAAGGTGACTGACCGTTTCACGCCGGCCATGCTGGTCTCGAAACCGATCGCTGCCTTTACCCCGGCAATCAAAGGCCCCGCCAAAGCGTTGTCCGTGATTGCCTTGCCAAGTTCTATGGCCCCCAGACTGGTCTCGAGGCCTTTGACGTTGTTGCGGATAGTTGCCAGCGTTGGAGACAGCTGGTCGACGCCGGTAATCAGCGTTCTGATAGTGTCTGCCATCACTCCCCCTGCAGGATCTGGTTAATGCGTTGCGCCTGCAAGATCGACTCGGTGATGACGTCCAGCTCCCTGGACATCATCAGTTCGGGATCGGTCTTCCAGAAGTACGCGAGGTCGTAAACGACGGCGATCAGTCCTTCAAGGTTGCTGATGCCGCTGCCATGAAAAAACTCGCAACCTTCCAGCTCAGCGTGTTGATGTCGCACAGATCCATCTGATTGACCGACGAGGGCGGAATCCCGGCGCAGACGGCGATGTACTTCGCCGCCACGTCCAGGTCCAGCGACACGTCTTCGTTCTTGTCGATCTTGTACGGCAGGGCCTTGATGGCTCGCGCTTCCTGCGCCGTAGGACGTCGGAATGTCACCTGCGAAAGGGTTTCCCCGTGTGCTTCGATCGGGCTGGCAAGGTCGATGACTTCACTCATTGCCAGCTCCCCTGACTGCCTTCGAATTTGAAATCGATGGCGCCGTCATCTGCCTTGCTGATCGGGTCTTCGACCAGGTAAGCGCCGGACAGTACGTAGATCTTGCCGTTGCTGAATTCACAGGTGATGGTCATGTCCACACCGGTGGTGAGCAGCTTGATCGGCAGGTCCGCGGTATGCAGCGCCTGAAATTTCAACCAGGCCGCCTTGTCGACTTCCTTGTAGTAGCCCGGCACGACCGTATCGCGCTTGACGTTCGTCAGAGGGGCTTCGCCGCCGCCAATGATGGTCAATTGGGTGCCATCCACTTTGATGTAGCAGGTACCCGCAACTTTCTGACCCATGTTGTTTATCTCCAGAATGAAAAAACCCGCACGCGGCGGGCTTGAAAGGGTGAGTGAGGCTTACGCCGCTTCGTCGTACTGCAAGCGGAACTGGTTGAGCAGCGCGAACACGCGCAGGCCGTTGATGTAATCAGGCGGGAACATCACGTTCACGCGGCTTGGATCATTGCCGTCACGCTCGACGATCAGGTGCTGGGCGAACACTTCGGCGTTCTCCACATGGCCTTCTTCTTGAAGACGGGCGTACTGCGCAATCAACTCGCCACGAAGGGTGCTCGGCGTGATGATCGGCTGACCCGCACCAAAGCGCGTACCATCGCTGGCCAGCTTGTGACGACCGTATTTGCTGGTGATGATGCCTTGCAGACGACGAATGATGAACGCCGACTGGTGCATGGTTTCGCTGTCCAGGTACGAGTTGTCAGCCTGGCCGTAGGCGTTCTTCTGATAGGTGGTGATCGAGCGTTGAATGCGCACGTAACCGCCTTCGTAGTACGCCGTCGCGATGCCATAACGCAGCAGTGACTCACGCTCGGTCAGGGTGAAACGCTGACTGGCTGGCGCCGGGTCCAGGCCGGGCATGGTGCCGCTCTGGGTCGGACGGCTGGCGTCGGCAGAAATGAACACTGCGGTGCGCGCAGCCAGTGCGGCGGCCTGCAGCCAGACCGGTTGCGGCACACCGGTTTCCACGCCTTGAATGGTGATGTGCTGATCGTTGCGCAGTTGGCCAGCAGCCACCAGCGTACCGACCGTACCGCGCTTGGCGCTGTACACATGGCCATACAGTTGACGCGCCCAACTCCAGCGACCCGTGCTGTCGTCCATCGCTGCTTTCCAGGCATCCAGGGTGCTGGTATCAGTCCATGGCATGCACAGAAACTCGAACGGTTCGTCGCCCAGCGCAGCCAGCGCCTTGAGCTGATCAGGCGTACCCACACCACCGGTCATGGCAGTCACTGCGGCAGTCAGGCCGGCTGGAATGACCTCACCGTTGGTTTTGCCCAGACGGTTGAATTCCAGATGAATGTCGTTGCCGCTTGCCCCGCTCCATTTGCAGGAAAGGGTCAGCACGCCGGCCTCGACAACGGCCTTGATCGGCAGATCGGGCGTGGCATTGATCTTCACCGACAGCGCAGTCGCGGCTTGCGCAGCAGTCGCACCGTTGACGACTGTCGCCTGCACCCGTGCACCGCCGACATACAGGTTCAGCAAGCCCGCTTCGGTCGCCGCCCCCGTCAGGGTGATGGTTGCACCGGCCTTGACACCTTCTGTGTTGAGCAGCGGCAGGCACCAGACTTCCCCGGTCGGATCAGCCTTGCGCCAGATTTCGTACATGGCCGCCAGCATGGAACCCTGACCGCCGATGTTTTTTGCCAGCGCCACGCTGGGCACCAGCACCAGGGAGCCGAGTTCAGGTCCGGATACGTCGTCGTTGACCTGAGCAACGATCAGGCGACGCATGCTTGCCGAAGCGCTGTTGGCGGCCGTGTTGTCCATCTCCGCATAAAACAGCGGCACGCGGACATCGGATGGAATGTTGTTAAAACTGATAGCCATTATTGGGCTTCCTCTTGGTTAGGCTGTGAAGGCCTGATAGGTGGTAGGGGTTTGCTCGGTCTGAATGGTGATGTCGCCGTCGTTCTGACGACGCTGCCACCAGGCATTGAATGCCACCTGCCGACCTTCGACGGGCAGCAAATCGCCCGCCTCCGGATCCGGCACAGTGCGGCCTTCGGCCGGTACTACAGTGATGCGTTGGGTCATGGTGTTACCTCTGCGGTGAACTTCGCTTCGAGACGGCCATCAGGGCCTGGGGATTTCAGATTCGGGTCGGCGGGATCGACGCAGTCCATCTCGAGGGTCGCGCCGGTAAAACCCGGCAAACCATCCAGATACGCTTCGTGCCAGGTTTCGGCGGGCTGATCCGAGGTGCTGCGGCCCAGCTGAAACTGCGCGGCAAAACCGAAGCGATAGGTCACGCGTGCGCCGCTGATCTGCACCAGCGCACCGCCCGTGTATTGCATCGCGTCGTAATCGCGGTCAGCGTTCCAGCCCACCAGCGCGCGCCACAACTCGGCGCGAACGGCGTGCAACTGATCGCTGGCCTGCTGTCCGCGCTTGTCGTCACTGTCAAGCACCACCACGATGTCGATCTGGTCGGTGATGTTCTGGCGAATGACGTTTTGCAGGTCATTGGCCGTGGCCACATCACCCGTAGCGATGACATAGGCCGAGGGGTGCGCAAGTTGATCGCCAAGAGCAACCGCAGCCCAGTCGATGCCAGCGCTGATGCGACCGGCAAAGGTCGGGCAGGTCGCCTGCAAATGGGCAACTATCGGGGTTATCTTCATAAGGGGTTCCGCGTGTAGTAAGGGTTGATCCGGCGTGAGAAATGCCTACTGATTTGCCTTGCCCAGCGCTTCATCGGCCTTGTCCGCAGCGCGGTTGGCAGCATGCGCAGCCTGACTGGCGATAGACGCCGCCGTCTCGACCTTGTCCGCCGCCTGGGTGGTGGTTTCGGCCAGCCTGTCCAGGCGACGATCGCGCTTGCCCAAGGCTGCATCGTAGGCATCACGAACCTCGGCCAACTGCCGGGTGTGCTCGGCACTGGCCGACCATTGCCCGGCCTGAAAACCGAGCATCAGGCACCCGGCAATCAACAACACGGCGATCAGCCAGATCTCCAGCCGCCGCCACCAGTGGCGAGCTATAAAATCAATTGCGCATCTGTGCATCATTGGCACCTCCGAGCTTGGAACGGAGCCGGGCAATTTCGGCACTCTGCGTGGTGACCTTGTCGGTGAGCTGAACGATGTGGCTGGTGAGGGCTTCAATCTTGCCTTCCATACGGCCAACCGCAGCGGCGAGTTCGTTGCGCTCCCTGGCAAACTGATAGGACCGCGCTTCAGCCTCCTTGCGAGCTTGCCGCTCGGAGTCGAGCAGTTCATTGAGGCGGCGAACCGTACCGATATCAGCGTTATCCATCGCCCGGTCAGTGGCATCCCTTGAAAGAAACTTGCGCAGCCACAAAAAGCCGCCAAGCAGAATGGTGCCCGTTCCGCCCAGCCAGGTAGCTGTGCCTGGGCCTAGGTCGGTTGGGTCCATGGGTACTCCAGATACGAAAAAGCCCCGGCAGATGCCGAGGCCTGAGATAGCCGTGCGTGTCATATCAGTGTTCAACCGCACGGAAAGCAGGAACTTGAGCTCGAGAAAAAGAGCGCCTGAAATCAGACGCTAGCCCAAATTTTTCCTTTTTGAAAACAAGGAATAAGCGCCGAGGATCGATATCAGTGATAACAAGCAGGCGAATATTCCAGTCAATGAATCCAAAGCGTAACCAGCGCTTACCAACGTGGCGAGACAGGTCGAGAGCAGCATAGGCGCGAAAAGAACGAGTCGAATCACCCTCCCCATTCTGCCGACACTGGAGGTGAAGCACTCTAATAATCTTCCGGCCGCAGCCAGGAGAAAAGAGAGGGCTCCAAATCCAACAAGCACAACGAAGTAAATAGCCACCGGTGGCAGCCCATAGGTATCAGAAGGCTGTAGCGGATTTTCACTGCCCCCCCTGATTGATAAGCCTAAAACACCTAGAGCGACTGGAAATGATAAAAAAACAAAATTCCTGCGTAACGCAGCCATTGTCAATCCTTATGGAAAGAGGTTCGAACGAGTAGAAAAACAGTACACGCCTGCCTGTCTTTTTTACAGATAAGTCAACGCTGGCTACGCCACTGCTCAGGCGCTACCTGTCATGCCTTTGACCTAGTTGCCACTAACCGTAACCGGCAACGAACCGGGAATTTCGATCGAGTACGAGGTAAATGGAACGGCACTCAACAACGAAGTAAGATTTTCACCCAGCCATCCGCGATGATTGGACGGATTGGCATCGTAGACATCATTGAAGGCGCGAATCTCGCCCGAGAATGTCCATGCTCCACTCGCGTTTTTATCGATAGTTCCCACCAGCCTGAGTGTAATGTTCCCCAGCGTCAGCCAAGATGCGTTGGAATCCTTACCGACATCATAGGCGAAGTTGACATCAAGCGAACTGGTGCCAACTGGGCGTGCGCTCTGAATAACATTCATTACATCAGGGATACCACGGATATCGACGTTAAGCCCAACATTCTGAATAGGGAACGTAAGGGGTGCGCCCAAACCAAACATGCCATGAGCCAGCGCATGAAATGGTGTCATAAGGCCGCCAGACAATACATGGTTGCCTGGCGGATACTTGATGATATTTTCGTTGATCTGCTGGCTTCTGCCGATGTCAGTTGCGATTTCGTTGTAAGCCGTTCGAAGATCACGCCCTTCAGCCTCACGCTGATCCGCCGCTGCGAAGGTCTTCAAGGCAACCTTGGATTGAATCCCGAAGCTGTCACGCCTCGCTTGATCCTGAAACGTGGCAAGACAGTTCGGGCTGCAATACAAATCACCCTGAAGAAGCAGCACAGTCGCTACAGGATTCTGCATACCTCGCGGAAAGCTTTGACCAGAACTAAGGTCTTGACCACGATAGGTACCATTACCTCCTGCGCTAATTTCAGGATAAGGGGTGATGTATGTCGGAGGAAGCTCAATAGGCATTGATTTTACCTGTTAATAAGTTGATGTTCGCGAAGGATTCCGCTTTTCTATATAGATCAAAGGCGATGACTCATGGCTCACGGCCTTCACATGGCTCAGCGTTCCACATAGGGAACGCTTGATGTAGTTCGGTAGGATCACCCATACGGGCTTGCAGTTTCCAGCACTGGCCGCATCGAAAGTCTTTCAACATGTGCACGAGGCCTCTGTGTGCCTGGCCTAATGAAAAACCCCGCCGAAGCGGGGTTTGGGGTGGGTTGCGTTTGACCGGTTGGCGCTGCTGAACAGCCTGTGTCCGGCTGCAGCCCTGAGGCGCAAATCGCATATCGTGGGACCTTTTTACCCCCCTCCGGAAAGCCTGGGAAGGGGCAGTTTCGGGGTGGGTCGAGTTTGACCGGAGTTCAACACGAGTTCGACCACAGCTGTGCAATCGACCCGGATAAACGGTGCCGGCCAGCGTGTTCATGGGCACTTATCCGGCCTTGCTCGCGGAGGCTTTATTGCTTCTGGAAGCACTGCGTTCGGCAAGAATGGCCAGCACTTGCTGGTGAAGCTTGTTGATCCAGTTGCGATAGGTGCGGTCCGCGCCTTCATTGATGCCGACCAGACGCATCTGCTCGCGCACCGGCAACGACTCGACATAACGCAACGTCGCCAACCGAGCCAATTCAGGCCCACGGCCTTTCGCAGGGCTGCGGGACATTTGCGCAATGGCCGCTTCCACTTCGCTGCTTATATAGTCCATGCCACTGCCATTGCCGACCAGCGCACGCGAACCCGGCGTACGTCGCGGAATGTAAGCGCCCCATTCCATGATCCCGGCCATCGGACTGCTCAGCCCGCCGCCCAGACCTACCCGCATCCGTTGTTCGCCCCAATGCTGCAGCACCGCTTCCACTTTCTCGATCATCGTGTGTCTCCTGTCAGACCTTTCTGAAAATGCAGTGCGACTCTTCCGATCACACCGCTCAAGGCCGAACAATACATTTTGTATATTTTCAGCACAATGACGCATTACATTATGTATATTGATCCGCACCCTACAGCCTGTATGATTCGACGCATGAACAGAAAATGGTATGAAGTCGCAAGACAGGTCATGGAAACCCAGGAAATCAGCCAGGAAGAAATGGCTGAGCGCATGGGCGTTACCCCCGGCGCGGTGGGGCATTGGCTCAACGGCAAACGCGAACCGAAGATCGAGGTCATCAATCGATTGCTGGGTGAGCTGGGCCTGCCGATCCTCGCGACCTCGATCCCGTCGAGCGAGCCGGGCATGCAAAACGTGGCGCCCACGGTGCAGCCTTCGCGTTTCTATCGGTACCCGGTTATCAGTTGGGTCGAGGCCGGCGGCTGGAGCGAGGCGGTCGAGCCCTACCCTGCGGGTTATTCCGACACCTTCGAGATCAGCGACTATAAAGCCAAGGGCCGCGCCTTCTGGCTGGTGGTGCGTGGCGACTCGATGACTGCGCCCGCAGGCCAGAGCATTCCTGAAGGCATGCTGATCCTGGTGGACACCGGAATCGAGCCCACGGCCGGCAAGCTGGTGATCGCCAAGCTGCCGGAAAGCAACGAGGCCACCTTCAAAAAACTGGTCGAAGACGCCGGACGTTATTTTCTCAAGCCGTTGAACCCCGCCTATCCGACCCTCCCGGTCACCGAAGACTGCAAGCTGATCGGGGTCATCAGGCAAATGACGATGCGCTTGTGATACCCGCACCATCTGCCCAAGCCCCGATCATCGGGGCTTTTTTATGCGTCCGGTCTGAGCAAAGGTCCACATACCTGTAGGAAAAATTTGCCGCTTGCGTGAGAAACACCCCTCAATTACTGTATGCACATACAGTAAAAAGGAGTTAACGCATGCTTGACCAGCCTCCCGGCAATTCGCAACACGACGCTTACCTCGCTCTGGCACAGCGTATTCAGGACGCCATCGCCAGCGACAAGGCCCAGATCGAGCATCAAGTGCTGCTGATCAGAGAGCCTGGCGAATCCGCTGCCCACTGGGATCACATCGTGGATCAGATCAGCGAGGCCGAGGGCATCGTCGTGACCCGAAGCCCTGAAAATGGCACCGCGCACGTGTCCTGGTACATCGACTCCCTGTAAAGCAAACAAAACAATTTGTATTTAAAATACAAACTGTATTGTAACGAAGCCCTACATATCGTATTGTTTGTCTGCACCTCATCTCGGGAGTGCCTACATGCAAACCACAGGGAGTCATGGAATGAACGAAATACTCGATCAACTTCGCAAAGAATTCGCCACGCCGTGCCCTTCGTTGAGCGCCGTCAGAGAGCGATATTTTTCGCACCTTTCGAATGATCGCAATCTGCTGCGCAAGATCAACGCGGGCCGTATCGCCTTGAAAGTAAGCCGCACAGGCGGCACTCGCCAGGGCCATCCGTTCGTCTATTTGCACGATCTGGCCAATTACCTGAGCGACATCGTGACCAGCAGGGCCGCATGAGTTCAAAAAAGCGCCGCAGCCGAGTAAAAAGTCTCGGCTGACCTTTGCAGTCATGACAAATCTTGGTACGTTTCCGCTACAAAATAACAACAATCAGGATTCTTTCATGACCAAGACATCAAGGTGCTGGCCCTTCGCGGCCTGCCTGCTATCGCTGGCCTGTGGCACCGCCACTGCGGGGCCCTATTCGACCATGGTGGTGTTCGGCGACAGCCTGGCAGATGCCGGACAGTTCCCGGACACCGCTGGCCCCAGAGGCTCCACGTTGCGCTTCACCAATCGCGTCGGCCCGACGTATCAGGATGGCAGCGGTGAAGTGTTCAACCTGAACTCATCGACGCTGATCGGCAGAATGCTCAATGTCTCGGCGGGTGATCTGGCAGCCTCCACCTCACCCGTCAACGCCGCGCTGGGGCAGGCGGATGGCAACAACTGGGCTGTCGGTGGTTACCGAACGGACCAGATCCTTGATTCGATCAACTCGCAATCCACCGTGGTCGATCCGAACTCAGGCACGCTGTTGCGCAGCCGGACCGGATATTTGCCCGCCAACAGCTTTCGCGCCGACCCCAATGCGCTGTATTACCTGACCGGCGGCGGCAACGACTTTCTGCAAGGTCGCGTGTTGAGCGCCAGCAGCGCGGGACAAGCCGCCAACCGCCTGGCTGACAGTGCACTGGCACTGCAACAGGCCGGCGCGCGCTACATCATGGTCTGGCTGTTACCGGACATCGGCCAGACGCCAGCCTTGAGCGGTACGCCTCTGGCGTCAGCGACATCAGCCCTCAGCGCCGTGTTCAATCAGCAACTGGTCAGCCGTCTGGCGCAGATAGATGCACAGGTCATCCCGCTCAACGTGCCACTGTTGATATCTGAAACGCTGGCGGCTCCCGCACGCTTCGGTTTCGACCCAAACGAGAATCTGGTCGCCACGTGCTTCAGTGGCGACAGTTGCAGAGAAAGTGCAGCTAACGGTCGGTCCAGCGCGACGCCTGATCCGAGCCGGGTGTTTTTCAATGACCGCGTCCACCCTACCGAAGCCGGGCAGCGACTGCTGGCCGACTACGCCTATTCGCTGCTCTCGGCCCCCTGGGAAATAAGCCTGCTGCCGGAAATGGCCAATGGCACGTTGCGCATGCATCAGGACGAACTGCGCGCGCAATGGCTCAGCGACTGGGGCAACTGGCAGGGTGTCGGCCAATGGCAGAGCATTATTGCGGCGGGTGGTCAGAAAATGGACTTCGACGCGCAGGACAGCTCGGCCGATGCTGACGGCCGGGGCTACAACCTGACCATTGGCGGCAGCTACCGTTTCGCCGAACACTGGCGCACGGGCGTCGTTGCGGGTGCTTATCGACAGAACCTTGAGGCCGGTGCCAGAGACTCGGACTACAAACTCAACAGCTATATCGCTACGGCCTTTGTGCAATATCAGGCCAACCACTGGTGGGGCGACCTTGCGGTGTCAGGCGGCAAGCTGGATTACGAAAACGCCGAACGCAAGTTCGCGCTGGGCGTGAGCGAAGGTCAGGAAAAAGGCGACACCGACGGCGAGTTGTGGGCCGTCAGCGGGCGAGTCGGTTTTGACATCGCAGGGGCAGCCAGTCGCTGGCACCTGTCGCCTTTCGTCAGTGCCGACTATGCCCATATCGACGTGGATGGCTACTCGGAAAAAGGCAACCGCTCGACCGCGCTGACGTTCAGCGATCAGACGCGCAAGTCGCGTCGTGCAGGCGTTGGTTTGCAGGGCAAATTCGAAGTGACGCCCACCACGCAACTGTGGGCAGAAGTCGCAAGGGAACGGGAGTTCGAGACCGATCAGCAGAACGTGACGATGGCCCTCAACAGCGTGCAGTCGGTCGATTTCACACTCGAAGGCTACACGCCGCAACGCGACCTGAACCGGGCGACTTTCGGCGTCAGCCAGAAACTCACCCAGGGCCTGACGCTGCGCGGCAACTACAACTGGCGCAAGAACGACGACGTGACTCAGCAGGGGGTTAATGTGGCATTGAGTATGAGTTTCTAGACAGCACGCTGAACCGTGCGGAACGACAATCTCACTATCGTGCGACGCTCCGCGTCGGCATGCCTTTCTGGACGCTCTGCGTCCTGCCCTGATTCTGCGGTGCCGCGCAGATCT